TTCATGGTCTAATGCTTCTTTTTCGGTTTTCCAACTTGCAACTATTTGCACATTGGGTTTTCCATGTTTGGAAACAACATTATTCCAATATGCGCCCCTATTGTAAAATCTATACGCCCGTTTCCCCTTACCTTTCCCTATATAAAATAAGCATCCTTCAGGGGTATAGTGAGCGTATGTATAGAACATAGGGGCTATTTTATTAAGCTACCGCATCAATTTCATTTTGTTGGAAGTAGCGTTGTTGGTCATTACCGTCAGCATCTTTGTAACCAACTAAAACTGTTACTAATCCTGTTACTGGGTCAAAACCAAAACCATCAACTGTACCTGTAATTGCGGTTGGTAAAACTTGAATTACTGTTTGTCCGTTTGTAAAAGCCATGATGTTATCCTTATACGCTTAGAGAGTAAGTAACTTGAACTACATTGCCACTATTTACAGGCTGTGCGCCACCAGTAAATACACCAGCCGATAGTAATACGCCAGCAGTACTCATTAAAGTCGTTACTGCACCAGTACCATAAGTAATGAAAGCACCTTCAATAGTACCTGCACCTGTCATTGTGTAACTAACTGGAGATGATGTTGAAATTGCACCAGCGGCGGCTGTACCAAAACTCGGAGCGATACGAGCGGCAAATGTAGGAGCATTAGTAGAACCAGCTTCTAACCAACCAGTATGTAAAGCCATAGTATCTGCGGCTGATACTGCGGTAAATGATACTGAAGAAATCAATCCCATATATGGACCAACGACTGTATAACCTGAACCAGTTAAGGTTGTTTGTAACATTAAATTTTTACCTAATGTACATACTACATTGTCAATAACTTGTTCCCAAAGCAATGCGCCACCTACTTTATCGAAACATTTGAAAGTGTAAACACCTTCTGCTTGAGCTGATTCGCCTAAACCAGCAATGGAGCTGATTGACATATTTGCTGATTCAACAGCGTTTAGTTTATCTTTCATGGTCATTCCTCTAAATCAAAATTGATGATGGGCTTACAAATGCAACGACAATTTGGCAAGTCAGCAGGTAAGCCATACACCCTTGCTCCATACATATCCCCAATATAAGGTGGGTCATCAAAAGAATATTCATTCCCTGACATTCTGATATGTAATTCACGAGGTTCGTTGCCACCACCTGAATGAATCCAAATAAACTTCTTCACTCCTACAGCCTTCAATCTGTTTGTATTAACTGACTGAAAAACTTTGCGAGTTTGGTCTGATGCGACAAGTCTAGCATGGCGCACGTTACCTTTATATTTTTTTGTTAAAAAAGGTACTAAATCTTTCATGCCACGCCCAGTTGTAATGGAACGCATTACTTGACCTTGTACTTCATTCAAAAACTTATAAGGTATTAGCTTAATCAAATTAGCCGCTTCTAATGAGCTGGCTTTAATCACATCATCTAGTATAGCGTTACTATACGAGGTATCAATGCTTATATCAGGTAGCGAGTTTTTTAATGCAATATCGCTATATTTAAGAGAACGCTCAATCATACGCTCAGTAGCACTTTTAGCTACTTTATCAAATCGTGGTTTCCATTTACGCAATAGAGCATTAAGCATAATTCTATATTGGCTGGCTAATGAAGCATCCATCGCCTGACCATAAGTTTCACTTTTAGCTATTTTATCAAGCTGTCTTTGAATGTCACGATACATCAATTCTAATTCATTGACAATAGTTTTAGCGTAAGCTGTGGATATGCCAACATTAGGTCGCAATCCTGCACCTATAATATTGTTAGCCTTTTTTAGCATCTTCTTCGTGACTTTTATCTATATCAGCCCACATTTTAATAACTTTAGGGTCTTTATGAAATTCAGCCATCATCTTATCTTGTTCACGTTCTAAGTCATTGGCATATTCAGCTAAATCACGACCATTCAATTCTTTTATAAGATTAGCTTTAGCTTTTTCAAATCTTTTATTTTGTTCGCTTTGGTCACTCATTTAATTGCCCTCTTTTAATTAAGAATAACTCCCATATTGCAGGATGAAGCCTATTTTTACCTTTCTCGTAATCTGACCAACGAGATTGAGTCGTGTAAATCAATGTGGCGGCTAATGATTGTGAAAGATTACCACGTTCATTTGTTATTTCTTCAGGAGTTGGCACGTAGCCGTCTACCCCTCTATTTCGAGTTTTCATAATATATCCATTTATGGTTTTTAACAGATATATTATTACACTTATTTAGTATAGAGTCAAGAGTCTTTCTCGCCTTGTAGAAGCATCTTCAATTTCTTAGCACCAACATCAATCTTTTTACCAGTTTCTTCACCATTAATTATTTCTTTTTTTACAATCTTTCCTTCTGCTACTAATTTTTTAGCATGAGTAAGAATCCTATTTCTTAGACCTTCAATTTCGTATTTAGGAACATCAGATAATTCTCCCATTACCATATTTTCTAATCCAACGCCTTTATTATTAATAACAGATATTTTCACTCTAGGATTATCTTTATAGTGTTCTTGTAATTCTTTAATATTAGTAGATGCTTTTATGTGAGCATCCATTAATGTAGCAATTCTTACAGTTCTTTCTCTTTTAAGATTAAGTAAGGTAGCAGTTTCGATTGGAGCGTTGGTATAAATAATATCCACATTGCCTTTAGTCAATTCAAGTGCATCATTAATTTTATCTGTAGCTGATTTGAAATTACCTAAAACGGAATCAAAAGTAAGAGCATCATCTTTAGCTCCTACTAATTCTTTAGCTACTTTCATTGCTTCAGATTTACCTGAACCACTACCGCCAGCCGTAAATAATGTTGGTGAAGTGTCACCATTGGCGGCTTTTTCTTTTAATGAATTTTTCCATAGAATTTTAGATAAAGTAGAGCTTGGTTCATGGACTGCCGCCGTTAGTGATTTATCTTTAAGAAAATAAGGACTTAATTCTTTAACTTTGTCAGGGTCTATATCATTGCCAAATTTTGCCTTATATTGAGCAATTAATTCAGGCAAATGTTTTAATATAGCTTCATAAAATTTAGTTTCTACCATTCTTTCTTTTGGACTAAGGTCAGGCGACCTTTGAAATCCATTGGCATCTATTAATGAATTTATTTTACGAGTATGTGTTGAAGGTTCATTTTTACTTTTCGTTGTAGCGGTTACTTCTTTTTTCTTGGCTACTAAATGTGATGGTACTTTATTCGCTAATGCTTCTTTAGAAGCTGGTGTAGTGATAGATGCTGTAGTCTTGGCTTGCGTATGTGGGTCTTGGCTTATTGCATGGATGCCACCTGAACCGAATTGTCCATTAGCCGCACGAGGATGGTCACTTTCATGGAATGTGGCTATATCTTGACCTGTTTGGCTTTCAAAATGCTTGCGGATAAGCTCACCACCTGCATTAGTACCTAAGTCATCAAAGTCACTATTGCCAGCCTTCTTCTTTAAATCTTCGAGAGAAACTTTACCGATTAACTCACTCTTATATCCACTTTCAGGAAATGAGTAAGCAATCCCATATTTATTTTCTACTCTGCCAATTTTATTACCTTTAATAGTACCGCTGTAGGTAGCCCCTTCATATTTACCGTCTACATCCGTATCAGGAACAATGCGATAAGCATATACATGGTCAGGAGCGTTTCCTCTAGTCCGTGCGCCTTCTGAACTTTGTTGATTCATGATATGCAAAGCAACACCATTGGCATTGCCAGCATTACGATTCTCTAAGCCTTCACGTTCAGCTACACGATAAACTATGAATGGTTCGTTAGCTTTAGGTGCTGGTGAACCATTCTTCTCACTACTTCCCTTAGAAGCTGATGCTTCTTTATGAGAAGCTGATTGAGATTTTGGGGATTTAGTACCACCAGCCCCCTTTCCAAATTGTCCGTTATTGGCTCTAGGATGTTTAGATTCTGCAAACTCAGCACTATCTTCAGCACCTAAATGGTCAGTTTCATTTTCATCATCATTTTCAGCTTCTTCTTCAACTTCAGGAGCTTCGTTTTCTTCTAAACCAATCTCGTTATAGCCACCTGTCTTATCGGTAGCAAC